CCTATTCGTTGATCAAAACGCTCACAGGCTCACTGGATGGCTCGACCAAGTTGCTGAAGGTGTGAAGGTTGAAGTGATGGATGAGCAGGGTAACCCTGTTGGTCATGAGTACGTGGTGCCGCCGAACCCAGCCAAGGCGTTTGACATGTTCCAGTCGGTAGTGGAGTACCACATACCCAAGTTGGCGCGTCAAGAGCATGTGGGTGACGACAACAAGCCATTGGTGATCGAGCATAACGTGAGCGTGTTTGGTGAGTTGCTCAAGTCGATTAAGATGCAACGCCTAGCCGAATGAGCGCATTGGATGCAGTACTGGCTGATCCCAGTATTAAGAAGGAATACGCTGAACTACATCCGATAGAGCAGGTCGTCGTCAATTGGCAGTTGAAGTGGAACGCTGTACAAGCGCATAAGCACCAGATTGAGCCAGTGGGTGATTGGTGGAATGTGTGGCTCATGCTCGCGGGTCGTGGAGCAGGCAAAACACGCGCCAGTGCCGAAACGCTAGCAGGGTGGGCATGGGAGCAACCCAACACACGATGGCTTGTCTCAGCCCCTACAAGTGGCGACTTGAAGGGTACATGCTTCGAGGGTGACTCAGGGCTTATATCCGTGATCCCCCCACAGTTGATAGCCAAGTACAACTCCAGTCTGCACGAGATCCACCTGATCAATGGGAGCTTCATCAAGGGCATCCCTGCGTCCGAGCCAGAGCGCTTCAGGGGGCCACAGTTCCACGGTGGGTGGCTAGATGAGCTAGCGGCATGGGAGTACCTCCGCGAGTCATGGGACATGATCCAGTTCGGCATCCGTCTGGGTACACGCACTAAGCTCATATGCTCCACCACGCCTAAGCCTAAAGAGGTCATCATGGAGTTGATCGAGCGCGAGGGTGATGATGTGGTGATCACACGCGCCAGCACGTACAGCAACATGAAGAATCTGGCGCCATCCTTTCAGAAGCAGATCTTGCAATACGAAGGTACAAACTTAGGTCGGCAAGAAATCCACGCTGAGATCATTGACCCTGAAGAGGGCGGCATCGTCCAAAGGGACTGGTTCAAGCTGTGGCCTAACAACAAGCCCTTCCCCAAGTTCGAGTTCATTATCCAAAGCTACGACTGTGGCTATAAGGATGGAGCCGCCAACGATCCCACTGGGTGCATCACACTGGGCGCATTCAAGCCAATGGACGGCGGCATGTGCGTGATGGTGATCGACTGCTGGCAAGAGAAGCTGACCTACCCTGACCTTCGCCCCAAGATCATTGACGAGTTTGAGTCGGTGTACGGTGAGGGCAAAGAGAAGAAGCGCGTTGACCTACTTCTGGTGGAGGACAAAGCCGCTGGCATATCACTGATCCAAGACTTGCAACGTGCGCACTTGCCAGTAATTGGATACAACCCCGGCAGAGCAGACAAGACCCAGCGCCTAAGCATCGTGTCCAACATCATCCGCGCAGGGCGTGTGTGGGTGCCTGAGAGCGGTCAGCGCAAGGGATTCGTGAGGGACTGGGCAGAAGGCATGGTGAGCCAGATCTGTAGCTTTCCTGAGGGTACGGTGCATGACGAGTTTGTTGACTGCATCTCACAGGGCTTGCGGTACCTCCGTGACGCTGGGTGGATCAGCATCGACGCCCCACCACGCGACGACTACGACGAGGACGACATCTATGATGCAGACGAGTACAACAAACGAGCCAACGCCAAGGTGAACCCATATGCCGTCTAAGTGGAATATACTCCACCTGACACCAAACTTACAACGCATAAGTTGTGGACGTGCCATGATGGTGAAGGCATAATACGTGGCACTCATGAAGGACATTCCATGACCCCAAGCAAGCCCCCTATGGGCATCAATGTAGCGAGCGATACCAAGGCAGGGCTGAGGTACGCTGACATGATCGTCGATGGGCATAAGACCCTTGAGTCACGCAACAGCGACACACTGCGCCCCTACGTCGGTAAACGTGTGGCGATTGTCCGCACTGGTGAAGGCAAGGCTAAGGCTATTGGTGAGGTGACAGTGGGCGAACCTAAGGTGGTGAACCAGAGGCAGTTCCGTGCGATGGAAGACGAGCATAGAGTCCCCAAGGGATCGAGGTTTGACATCAACACACCGACCAAGCACTTGTACCCTATGCACGACCCTGTGCGGTACGAAGAGGAGCGCGACGTCGGTCACGGCATCGTGTCGCGTCAGGTGATACACAAAGCAACAGGCGGAGCAGTTCGCCCCCTTCGCCTCTACCACGGTACGCCATATACGGATAAGGTAATCAAGAAATTTGAAGTCAGGGGTGGCGGTGACTTTGGCCCCGGTATTTACATGACTACGCACCCTGAAACAGCAAACCAATTTGCAAGTGGCATGGATGGTAAGCAGAGGGGCGCTGTCTATCCTGTTCACGCACACATTAAGAATCCATTGCGCGTCAAAGACAAGTATGAAATGAACAACATATTTGACAAGTTAGGCACTGGTAAGCCTATGCATGAGACGTTACAAAAGCACGGCTACGACGGCATACACGTAACAAACCCAAACGAAGACAACCCAGACGAGCAGTATTACGTGGCATTCCGACCACATCAGGTCAAGTCCGCCATAACGAACAAAGCAAGAGGTGGAACAGTGAAACCTACAATAGAACAGATGCGCCTAGCACTGGCAAAAGGTGGATCGACTGACGAGTATTTCAGTGTGCTTGAAGAGCGCGACATGTCAAACCCAAAGTACCGTGAGTACTTGGAAAAGCAACAAGGGCTTGAGGGAAGCTACCCTGAGACGTTTGCCGCGCCTATTGCTCGTGGCTTGAGTTCAGCGGCAAAGACAGCCAAAGCCATATTTGCACCAGAGAAGCAAACTGGTCAAATAATTCAACAACCAATTGGTTGGGGCATTCGTGTCCCCAATAAAAGAAGGTTTGACGAGCCGTATACGTACACGTTGCCACCACCAGCACCGTATGTACCACGCGCACCAGAAGAGATCTCTAAGCAGGCTCTGAAGAGGTTGCCTGAAAGGTTTAAAGACGCAGTGATTGACAAAGCCCCAACGAATGCCGCATTGAGTGCCAATGACCTAATGGAGTTGGCGCGTATGTACAAAGAAAAAGAGACTCAGAACAAAGCCAAAGGTGGATCAGTAGCCAAAGAACCCAAGAGCACCGTCAAGGCGTACAAGCTGTTCCGTGTGCACAAGGATCACCCCGGCAAATTGTTCCCACTCTTTGTGGATGCCAACACCCCAGTTGAAATGAACAAGTGGGTGGACGCCAAAGAGGGCGACATGAAGGACGGCAAGGTCAAGTCAAAGATTGGTGCTCTGGCGTATAGACCCGGTTGGCATGCTGGTGATCTACCTATGGCTACCCACATTGGTGAGAAGTCTGATCCATCCGTTACGGCACCTGATCGTCGCCCTGCTAACCATGCATGGGCTGAGGTGGAGATGCCTGATGATGTGGACTGGCAGGCTGAGGCGACACGCCGTGGCACCAATGCTCAAGGTAAAGTCGTTCCAGTGAAGGCGCACATCACAGACCAGATCCCTAAGGGTGGACACTATCGATACAAGACCAACCCCAACATGACGGGTAATTGGTTGATCGGTGGGTCGATGAAGGTCAACAAGGTGCTGACTGATGCTGAGGTAGCTCGCATCAACAACAAGGCTGGCATGGCTGACTTACCGCGCACTGAACCATTTGCCAAGAAGTCGTTTGGCTTTGCTAGTGGTGGTATGGTCAATAGCTTAATTGCCCCTGAAGAATTTAAAGCTGAAGAGTATGTGAATTACAAAGCCGAAGGTGGCAAGGTGGAGCCGACTCAAGAGCAGATGCGTCAAGCGTTGATCAATCGACATGGCTTGTACTCACCGCTAGAGAAGGCGGCTCTTGAGATGCCACGCAACAAAGGCACTGGTGCTGAGTTCATGGCGGAGTTATCAAAGCGACCCGGTTATAAGGCTGAGGAGATCGCTGACCGCAAGATCCCTATACCTGAAGGGAAGATGACCAAGGCTGAGTTCCTTGAGCATCTGAAGAAGCATTCGTTGCCACTGCTTGAAGAGAAGATCAAAGGCGAAAGCACTCCAAAAGATGAAGACGAAGTTTGGAATCGTGTATCTCAAGAGATGTTTGGTGTCAACGCAGATGACTTGACCGAGAGACAATTTAGTCAGGTAGAAAACCTTATTCCTAGCGAGATACGACGTACAAACACAGCGGCTCAATATGAGAAGTACCAGTTGCCCGGTGGGAAGAACTACCGCGAGGTATTGCTAAAGCTTCCGAGAGGCAGACCAGACGCAAGCAAGTATTCAGATCCTGCCAAATACGATGCCGACATGAGGGCGTTTAATGCAAAAGGTCAAGAAGACTTTCAGTCAAGCCATTGGGGTAACGATCCCAATGTGCTAGCGCATCTGCGTATGAGTGATCGTACAGGCCCGAACGGTGAGAAGCTGTTGCACCTTGAGGAGTTGCAGTCTGACTGGCATCAAGCTGGACGCGACAAGGGTTACCGAGATACTGCAAATGAAATGCAAAGGCATAATGAATTTGAAGTTTACTCAAAAGAACTTGCAAAAAAATATGGATTAAACCCAAATCAAAATTTGGCTATGTATGCGACGATTAAGGGTATGGATCCAACTGAAGTTGCAAAATATGAGCAGTTGCAAAATGCCATGATAGAAGTTTCGGACAAAGTTCCTGACGCCCCGCTCAAAAAGTCATGGCACGAGATGGCGCTCAAGCATGCGTTGCACCACGCGGCTAAGAATGGCTATGACGGCATGGTGATCACGCCCGGTGACGAGCAGGCAAAACGTTACAGTTTGGCACAACATGTTGATGAAATATCCTACTACCCTAGAACAAGTGCCGTGACAGGGGAAAAATCCAAGAGTGTTCGTATTGACATGAAGACTGGAAGACCAATGCAATTTGGATTGACACCAGAAGGTATTGTTGACAACGTCAGCAATCTGGAGCATGAAAACTTTGTAGGTAAAAACATATCTGATATTGTTGGTAAAGAACACGCAAAAAACATTATGGGTGGTGAACGTGGACAAATATCTGGTGAAGGTTTAGTTGTCGGTGGCGAAGGCATGAAGGGCTTCTACGATAAGATGATTCCGTCATACCTGAACAAGCTTGGTAAGCCATATGGCGCTCAAGTTGGACAAACAAACATCACTGAAAAAAACCCAACTGATGAAGATGTCAGAACGCATCATGGAATTGGGATTCTTCGTTGGAACATAAAGCCAGAAGAAGAAAAAGAACAACTAAAACAGCAAATGGTTGGTAAACCAATTGCTCTTCACCATTTCCCCATCAATGACCAGATGCGCACAAGCATTTTGAAAGAAGGACTGCCACAATACATGCGTGGTGGTGTTGTCCATAAAGCCGAAGGAGGCGCTGTGTTACCTATCGAACTAATCAAAGCCCAGATGATGAACAGAAATCTTGGGTTAAATCAGCTTCAATCCATTGGTGCTAACGAAGCCCCTAGCATGGGGATTAAAGCCTACGTACCGCCTATTGGACGTCCTGACAATGGTCAGATGCCTGTAGGTGGAGTTGACACGTCTCAGGGCGATTTACCTGTTGGTGGAATTGACATGAGTAGGATGCAATCGGGTCACCAATTGATGCCAAGCCAAGCAGGTCAGCAACAAGGCATGGATCAGGTACCTATGGGTGACAAGCCACCTTTGGACGGTTTGCCTAAAATGGATGGCGTGCCACCACCACAAGGTGCAAGCAATATCTTAAACATGACCCCCCAAGGACAGCAAATGGCGGCTATGAAGCCCCAAGGCTTGGCTAAGGGTGGTAGCGCCAAGTCTATTGACGAAATGAAGGCTGAGTTAGCTTCTAACAAGGATACGTCTAAGGAGAAGCGCGTTACGGTTGCGGCTCCGGGCGCAGGTGGCGTTAAGGGTATTGTGGTGCCTAAGCATTTGATTGAGGGCAACCCCAAAGCAGGCGCTGAAGGTTTAAAAAACATGATGACTGCACGGGCAAAGGTTTATGGTGAAGAGCACCGCGACCCTTTGAACCTTGGTCAGATGGCAAAAATCCACAAGCAAACATTGGCAGAGCACTTTGCAAAGCCACTTGACGAGCAAAAGAAAGCAGAGGACGAAGCTTTAAATAAAATCCGCGCCGCTAAGTTTATTAAGCACAACAGAGACACGTTGGACGAGTCAGAGAAGCTAGATACTGTAGAGCACGAGCACGACGAAGAAGGTCGCTCCCACGTTGGCTATGCGTCTAAGGGTATTGCAGGTCATGCGTTGTATCCGAAGGGTCATGGTAAAGACATGGATTACAAGGTGATCAACACTTGCCCCGGTCAGACTGAGGGCTGTGGTGGTGGTATGAGTGCAGAGGGTATCGTAGACACCAAGGAAGGTACATGCTTTGCACCTAATGCTGAGTCGCAGTACGCCGCCGCCGTGAGTCGTCGCGCAGGTCATGCAATTGCCAAGCACGACCCTGCTATGACAAAAGACTGGGTTATTGCTCACACTGGCTCAATGCGTAACGCCGCAAACAAAGCGGACAAGCAAAACAAGCGTATGTTGTTCCGTCCTAATGTGGTAGATGAGACTGATTTGTCTTCGCGTCACATCATTCGACATTTGAATGAACAACGTAAGGTAGACGACAAGCCACCAATCATTGCCAACTCCTACGGTAAGACTAATGAGTTGCATGATCCTGAGAATGGTTACCACATAACGCAATCAAACGTTGGCCCTAAAGTCAAAAATGGTAGAGAAGTTACCGAGAACATTGGGCGCGATAAAGCGCGTGTGCGTAACACTGTGATGGCGGCTGACAACCAAGGCGACTTCAAGAACGAGCAAGGTAACAAGACACCGCCTAAGGGTTCGTACATGGTGACGGACGTTAAGCGTGGTTCACCTATGGCTAAGAGCATGGAAAAGGCAATAACTCATGCTAAGTATTGGACAACAGGACGTCCTGAAAAGGATCTAACCTCTGAAGAGCGTGAAGAAGGGCCAGAAGGTCACTTTGGCGGTAATGGAAAGCCAACGACGCCTGAAAAAGCGCACTATGGTCACACTACCCACGAAGGTCTGCGCTACGACTACCAGAAGCAACACATCTTGCACCCACGTTTAGTGCAAGTGGGTAAGAATGATGACGGTACTCCGCACATGATCCCAACGGATTCACGTTTTATGGACACAGCGTTCTTGCCAAAGAATCGCTACAAAACCAAAAACGGCAAAGAAGCTGGTCATATCTTGATGACCACACCTACCGAGTCAACCAGTAACATTGGTCACCAAACAAAGTTCACTCACAATGTCAACGAAGGTCACATTGAACATGCTTTAAAGAACAATGGTGAATATGTAATTGACAAACCTGAAGATCAAGCCAAAGCAAAAGGCAAAGAGTACGCCGCGCCACAAGTACTCAAGTTTCACCCCAAGCCAAAAGCTTATGCAATGGGCGGCAGTGTTGGTGGTCGCCACATTGGTTTTAGCGATGATGATTTTCATGCGTTTCCTGAGCAAAACGTAGTTGCTCAACGTCACTTAGCTATGCGTGGTGATGACTATGAACCAGTTGAAAAGCACGGTTTGTCGGATCACAAACGTAAAGTTACAATGAACAAAGACATGGACACCATGTTGTTAGAACTGACACGTAACAAGAAAGCCAAATGATGGACGAACTTGACCCTACCCAAGATCCCATGATCACTGAGAATGAAGATGGCAGTGCTGACGTAGACTTGCGTGACGATTTGGCTGACATTGAAGAGATGCCTGACGGTTCGGCTGTTGTCACGATGCCTAATGACGGCCCTGAAGAGAATCCAGACTTCTACTCCAACATGTCTGAATCATATGATGAGTATGATTTGTCTAAGTTGGCTATGCGCTACACCGATTTGCTCAAGACCGACAAGTCAGCGCGTGAGCAAAGAGACAAGCAGTACGAAGAGGGTATCAAGCGCACGGGTATGGGCAACGATGCTCCCGGTGGTGCTACCTTCATGGGTGCATCCAAGGTCGTACACCCCGCGATGGCTGAGGGCTGTGTGGACTTCGCGGCTAAAGCGATCAAAGAAATGTTTCCACCTGATGGCCCAGTCCGCACAAAGGTGCTTGGCAAGATGGATGACATCAAAGCTGAGAAGGCAGAGCGTAAGCGCGACTACCTAAATTGGCAGATTACTGAGCAAATTGAAGAGTTTAGGGATGAGCAAGAGCAGTTGCTGACTCAGTTACCGTTGGGTGGATCACAGTACTTCAAGATTTGGTTTGACGAGCAGAAGAAGCGTCCTTGCGTGGAGTTTGTTCCAATTGACAGGATCATTTTGCCGTTCGCCGCGAGTAACTTCTACACAGCGCAACGCGCCGCTGAGGTGCATGAGATTACAGCGTGGGAGTTCAATCGTCGAGTAGCTAGCGGTATGTACCGCAACATCGACATGATCACCTCCACGATGGAGCCTGAGATGACAAAGGCTCAGAAGGCTAACAACAAGATTGAAGGCAAGAAGTTTGAAGACAATGACGACGGTTTGCGCAACGTCTACCACATCTACACTTACTTGGAGTTAGAAGAAGACAAGTACACCAAGGGTGAGATGGCTCCATACATCTTGATGATTGATGAGTTGGACAATGAAGTCATTGGTCTGTACCGTAACTGGGAAGAGCAAGACGACACCATGACCAAGTTGGATTGGATTGTGGAGTTTAAGTTTATTCCTTGGCGTGGTGCGTATGCTATCGGTCTGCCACACCTCATAGGAGGCTTGTCAGCGGCTCTCACAGGCTCTTTACGCGCTTTGTTGGACTCTGCCCATATCAACAACGCGGCGACCATGCTAAAGCTCAAGGGAGCGAAGATGTCTGGTCAGTCCCAACAAGTGGATGTGACGCAGATTGTGGAGATTGAGGGAGCACCGGGCGTCCAAGACATTCGCCAGATCGCTATGCCTATGCCGTTTAACCCACCGTCGGAGGTCTTATTCAGGCTTCTAGGATGGTTAGATACAGCGGCTAAGGGGGTAGTGTCCACCTCAGAGGAAAAAATCGCTGACGTCAACGCTAATGCCCCTGTAGGCACTACTCAAGCATTGATTGAGCAAGGTGCGGCGGTGTTCTCGTCGATTCACGCACGTTTGCATGAGTCACAAGCTCGTGTGCTGAAGATCTTGTGCCGGCTAAACCGTTGGCACTTTGATGAGATGCGCAAGTCTGAAGTGGTTGCAGATCTAGAGATCAGCCGTGAAGACTTTCAAAAGAACACGGACGTGATTCCTGTTTCTGATCCGCACATCTTCTCTGAGACTCAGCGTATGGCTCAGATGCAAGCTGTGTTGTCATTGGCAGATAAGCATCCTGATCAGTTCAACATGAACAAGGTGTTGGCTCGCTCGCTCAAGCAGATGAAGATCCCCAACATCAATGAGTTGATGAAGGATGTTCCAGCGCCTGAACAGCGTACTTCTGCGGACGAGAATGCGGCTATGTTGATTGGTCAGCCTGCGTATGCGTACATGCAACAAGATCACATTGCTCACATTCAAGATCACTTGCAGTTTGCGATGAACCCATTCTTGGGTCAGTCACCGTTTGCAGATCCAAACTATTTGAACAACTTGATTGAGCACATCAAGCAACACATGACGTTGTGGTACTTAAACCGCTCCAATGGTTATGTGGCGCAGTCTCGCGGTGGTAAGCCCGTGGACAACTACGACGATCCATTGCTTACAGGCACCATTGATCAGCTTTACACGGCTGTTGGTGCTCACGTTGGTATAGATACAAAGGAAGTGTTCGAGCAGTTTGCTCCAGCGTTCCAAGCGCTTATTCAGCAAGCTCAGAAGCGCCAACAATCACAGAAGCAAATGTTGCCGCCAGATGCACAAGTTGTCAAAGACACAAACATGGCAGAGACTCAGCGCAAGTCGCAAGAAGACCAAGCACGTTTGCAGTTGGATACACAGAAAATGCAGATGGATATGCAAAAGCACCTCGAAGACAACAAGACAAAGATTGCCATCGAGAATGCCAAGCTGACCCATCAAACAATTACAGACATTGCCACTGGGCAATTACCCGAACCCGCGCCTACAATGGGCGCACCAATGGCAGAGATGCCACCACAAGGTATGCCAGAAGGCATGCCACAACCTCAAGGAGTTCCAAATGTCAACATCTGATCAAGAACAAAAGAGCATCAATGTGCCTTACCACAAGCGTTTAGCTATGGGTGAGAAGCTCAATGGTCAAAGCATGCAACCTAAAGGCGAGAACAAGCCCCAAGGTGGTTTGTCACAAGCTAAGAAAAAATGATTGAACAACTGATCCATGTGATCAGGCTTCGACAAGCAGAATTGGCGCAGTCCCTTGCCTTGGGGAATGCGTTCAACTGGGAGTCATACCAAAGGATGGTCGGCGAATATCAGGGGTTGAAGTACACCCTTGATTCGCTCGACAACATTCTGCGAGAGCAAGAAGGTAGAGAAGATTAACCCCAATCCTTGGGGCTAAAGGCCGCGCTGAAAAGTGCTTTAACGATGCACCTGAAATATGGTGATTTTTAGGAGTGAGTATGAGTGAAAGAGAACCGATCCCGACGATTTCGGGAAGTGAAGGCGTACCTGATCAACAGGAGCTAAAGTGGGCGTTCCCCGACGTGAGTCCGGGGCAAAAGCCGTTCGGTGGTCGCGTAGTTGTACAACTACGACGCATCAAAAAGACAACTGCTAGCAAGATCATTTTGGTTGCCGAAACCAAAGAGACTGAGAAGTGGCAGAACATGATTGGTCGAGTGGTGGAGATTGGCCCTCTGGCCTTTAAGAACCGCGAAACTATGGAGTCATGGCCTGAAGGCAGTTGGGCAAGCGTAGGCGACTACGTCCGAGTACCTAAATGGGGCGGTGACCGTTGGGAGCGTGAAGTCCCCAATGAAGAGGGTAACGAAGACCCTGTTCTTTTTATGACCATCAACGACCATGAATTGATTGCGAAAGTCACTGACGATCCGCTTTCATTCAAGGCTTATGTTTAATCGGAGAATTTCATGAGTACTGAAGACAAAAAAGAAGTCGAACTAAACATTGAAGAGTCAAAAGACGGCTCTGCAGTGATTGATTTGCCTGAAAGCATGCTTGCTTCTGACGATGGAGACGAAGTTATCGAAAGAAAAGACGGTGGCGACGTTTCTGCAGAGGAAGATGACCATCCTGACGACTCAGATGCTGTGAGAGCGGCAAAAAGAGCGCGTCGGAGGTCTAAAAAAGACCTGATTCGCAAAACGAATGAGGAAAAAGATGCTCGTTTGCAACAATTGCAACGAGAAAACGAAGAATTCAAACGTCGTTTGTCCAATGTGGAGCGTGAGACTAAGAATAGTCAGATTGCACGTATTGACAAACACTTAGAAGACCAAAAAGTACGCCTTGAATACGCCAAAATGAAGATGTCAGAGGCTGTTCAGGCGGGTGACGGTGATGCAATGGTCGAAGCACAGACCATGTTCAACGAAGCACAGTCTGCAGTGGGTGAGTTTGCCCGTGCAAGGCAACAGGCAGAGCGTGAAACACAAAATCGCAATGACACACCTGTTGTTGACCCTACAGTGCAACGGAACGCCGCAGACTGGATGCGCCGTAATTCATGGTATCGCCCAGATACCTCAGACCGTGACTCACAAATCGCCAAAAAGGTTGACGAACTGCTAGTTACAGAAGGTTTGAACCCCTCTGATCCAGATTATTGGGATGAATTAGATAATCGCTTGCAAAAAGCATTACCACACCGCTACAATGACAACAACGACAGTAATTCTGCTGTTAGAAAACCGAGGAACGTTGTGGGTAGTTCAGGTCGTGAAGCTTCAGCCGCAT